GATACTCTATTAGATACTCTATTAGATACTCTATTAAAATTACAGATAAATTCTTGTGTTTTTCAAAAAATACAGATAAAAAAAGCTGGAGACTTGGCGAGTTTCGGCTGGCCAGTTAGTTCTTTTCGCAGATTTTTTACAGATTTTTTTAGAATTTCACGCCACATAATACCAACACACACACACTATATAAATAATACACCCATATTATACAAATGATGGAGTGGTGTTCAAAATCACCCGTCTTATCGCAGTATCTATTTGGTTATTTGTTGTAGTACCTGTAGCATCTGGTAAAAAATACATAGTACCATAATAAAGACCATATGGAGATGATGATGCTATACCAGACTATTCTCATTTATTATTCTTTATTAATATTATTCTTATCATTCTTTATTCAAATTTATAATACACAGCTAAAACCCAGCTTTTAACCAGTTAAAATATTATCTAGACAGACAAATATTTCTTACACATCCATACAATTATACAGATCTTTACCAATACACCAGAACATATCCTCCAGTGCCAGAAGTGGCATATGCACCACCACTACCACCACCACCCTTAACTGATGATGTAGGATAAGTCCCCCACGAAGATGTATATATATAATCGCATCCACCACCACCACCACCGTCATTGTGCTCTTTATAATAGCTGGTATACCCGCTATAGTGGCTGCCGCCGCTGCCGCCAGGCCCATTCCAAGTCGGATTATTAACAAAATTCATTGCTTCACCACCACCGCCGCCATAATATCCAGCACCACCACCCCCTCCACCACCATTATCTGATCCACCGGTGCCACCATTAAATAATGTCCCCGCGGCGCCATCATGATTACCACCCCCTCCACTGCCATTTCCTCCGTTACCCGCGCCACCAGCACCACCTGCTCCAGTACCTACACCAGAAGTAACAGCTCCAACTGTTCCACCGCCTGCAGCATATATATGACCAGCGCCTCCACCTGAATCACCTGTAGCACTTCCACCTGCTCCACCAGCAGTTGATGTAGCACTATTTGCGCCGCCAGCGGCGGCGCCTCCACCCCCTCCGCCGGCAGCTATAACTAAATAATATGAAGAACCAAGAGATACTGACTTTGTTGAATTACTAAAAAATGATAAATTTCCGCCGCTGCCCGCGCCCGCGGGGCCCGCGCCGCCGCTCCACCCAATATCTGTATAACTATTTGTGGATCCATTATTCTGGCCGCCGGCGCCAGCTCCTACCTGTACTACATCATCAATAGCAAGATCTGATGCTGGTATAGTAACTGTAACTTTTGATCCAGCTCCGCCAGTACTATAACCACCTCCGCCACCACCCCCTGCTAATATTACATTATACGAGGTAGGTGAGCTATATCCTGATGGAGTAGGTATGAAACATGCGGTAGTACTACCAGAACTTTTAAAAAAAGCACCATGTGAATATGTTGATGTTTTAGTAATAGTCCCATCAGTACATGATATTTTAAAATTATAAACCGTACCCGATGTACATGTGAATGTTGTGCTTAAACTAGCAGTTGCTGTTTGATTTGTTTCTGCCGGATCAGATGCTTTTGTAATACTTATACTTGTACCATTATTAACTGCAGTATTATAAGTTGTAGCTTTATAATATAGAGTATAACTTGTGGCACCACCTACAGATCCCCAAGTTATAGTTGCTACTCCACTTGAACTCATTGTAACAGATGATATAGAAGGTGTTACAAGAAATCTAAGATATCCTGATTGTAATGAGTTTGATCCCAAATTATTTATTGAATATACAATAGAATAGAAATAAGTACCAGACGTTAATGAAGTAGTTGTAGTAGCTGTTGTATTTGCGAGTGATATTGCTAAAGTTTGTGTATTTACTGCTGATGTAGTTGTAGCACTGCTGTTTGAATAAAATGCTACTGACCAAGATACAACTGCATTATAATAAGAATATGTATTACTAGAAAAAGTTGTTGTCATTTGTGTATCAGATGCCTGTGTTATTGAATTTGTTTTGGGCGTAGGTGGCAATGATCCCCAGCGTGTACCCCCTGAAGTGGTTGAATTACTACCCAATATATTTGATGACCACACATTAGCAAAAAAATAATATCCTATATATGATGGATCACTTACACCAATAGAATTTGTCAAAGTTGTTAATGCTAAATTACTTATTAATGATCCATATGTATTAGTTAGTGAAACAGTATTTGTAGTATTATAATAATATTGTAAATTATATTTGTCTGCGGAATTATAATTTCCAGTAGCAACTGCTGACCATGTAACTGTTACACTATTTGTATTTGCAGTATCAGCCCAATTAGTCATTGTAACAGTTGTTGGAGCTATTGCGGATGTACCCCATTTTACACCAGAAGTTGCTCCGCTAGTTAAAGAATTAGAACCAAACACATTTGATGCCCATACTTTTGCAAAATAATAATTTCCTATTGTAAGCCCAGATGCTGAAGGTGCTGAAGAAAAAGTTGGCCCTGTTTCTACTAATGCACCACTATTAGTAGCACCGGTTGTAGTGTTTGTTGTATTAGTTAAAAATTGTGTAATATATAAAGTTGCTCTATTATAAAATGATGTGGCTATAGTCCATGAAACTGTAACATAATTTGTATTAGCATTAGACCAACTCATTGTAACAGTAGCTGGAGCTAATGGAATAACACCCCATCTAGTTGGGGATGTTGTAATACCACTTGTAATTCCCATAGTATTACTAGCAGTTACAACAGCTCCAATATAATCGCCTGGAAGATAAGTATTTAATGCTGGTGATGTAATAAATAAATTATTTGATGTGACCCCTGAATTTACTACACTTTGTTTAACATCTATATTAGTTCCTGTGGCTGATCCTGTTGAATTTGTAGAAAAAAATTGAGCATAATATGTACTAGCATAATTATATGTATTACTAGATCCTGTTAGTAAATTTGCAATTACAGTATTTGTATTACCTGTTGCTGACCAATTACTCATACTAGCACTAGAAGCCTCTGGCGGAACTGCTCCCCAACGTGTTGACGTAGTAACTGATGAAATAACATTAGAACTTATCGCATTTGATGAATAAATAGTAGCCCAGTAATAAGTTCCTATATTAGTTGCAGTAAATGTTGGCGAGTTGATAGATTGGTTGGCTGTATTTAAATTTGGCGCATTATATAAGGTTCCAAAATTAGTTGCTCCTGAGAATGTAGCTGTAGTATTACTGCTAAATTGAATATTATAACTTGATGCATAATTCCAATTATTAGATGTACTAGGTGTTAACGTAGTAACTACATATAAATTTGGTGAAGTCCATGCTATACTTACTGAAGTTGCCGCAAGTGGATCCGACCCATATGTAATTGCGGCACCAGATAATCCTGTACTATTACCAATTGTATTTACTGAATAAACTGTAGGAGTATATGAATTTCCAATTATAAGAGTAGCTGGTGAATTAAATGTTAAAATTGTACTGGCAAGTGTTCCAGAATTTGTGCCACTTGCTACAGTACCGCTGAAACTTATGTAATAATTATACAGAGGAGCATAGACTGGATTTTGTATAGGTGCCGTCCAGTTTACAGTTATATACGATTGTCCTCCAGGAAAAGCAACAGATGTTACAGTAGAAGGATTATATTGAGGTACTAGCCCATATAAAACATCAGTAGCTGATGTAGTAACAATAGATTTGCCAAGCGATAAATTACTTGTCGCTACATATGCTCTATACTGTGTATTAAATACCAAACTCATGCTAGTTGTTACAGTATTTGTACCATAAGCAATATTATCTACTTCAAGACTAGAACCACCGATTGTTGAAAATGAAACTAAATATCCAGCAGGCCTTCTACCTGCTAAAGATGTTACCCAACTAGCCGTAAGTTTCCCACCAGTATTATTTACAGTAAGAGCGACAGATGTTACAGGATTTGGAATTACGTTTATTTCATTTAAAAATGAAAAAAGCGGTGCTGCCATCTTCTTATCATATATTATATTTTAGTAACTTTCTTTTCCCCATATTATTTCCCCATCAAATGAAATCATTGTATCAAGTTTTTCTTTTGGAATAAAAAATCCAAAAGAAATTGTAATTCGTTTGCCTTCTTCTATATTATTAGCCCAATGATAATGAAGACCCGATTTACAAAGAACATAACCGCCTTCCTTAGATTCTATAGGAAATCCTGAATAATATGTTTGACCACCTTTTTTTGGTACTTCTAAAAAAACATTAAATCGCGTATGTATTAAATCATCTGAATAATTTTCATCTTTATGTTTATGTATAGAACCATCTTGATATATAAAAGCAATAAAATCTTGAAACATAGTTTCTTGTTTACACCATTTTATTTTCTCTTTTTCTATAATTCTATCTTTAATTTTCCATATACATTCTGGTAATTTTATATCGTAAATATCTACAATATTTTGCATAATAGATGAATTTTCAACTGTTTTATTTCGAAGTATTGTACAATTTAATCTTTTTAAAGTAAGAGTTAAAAATCTATCTTTATTTGTATATATCCATTCTAATATTTCTTTTCGCTCCTCTTCTGTCATTATAGAACCTCTGTTCATTCTCTAGAGTTGATAAGCATTTTTTTTTATACTTTTTGTTCATAGCGTACACTATTTCTAACAGATGCGCGACATTCTGGACATGTAGAATGCCCAGATAGCCATGTTTCCAGTGAGGCGTAGTCAAAACAGTGGAAACATGGGGTAATTCCAATCACAGGAATAGTATCAAATGAAGTTGTAGAAATACAGCATGTACTCTTATCTTCTATGAGAGACCGTACAATTGCTTGAGCAGCGTGTCGAGGTAGCGTAAATTCCGACGAAGATTGTGGTGTAACTGTCATTCTAGTAGTTGTAAAATTAGATCTAGTGGTATCAGCAATAGTAAGAATAGGATGCGAGTGTAGGAGTCTATCCCTCTGTTTACGTATCACTTGATATCGCTTTGATTGTAAAAGATTACTCGTTGATGCTATATATACAGGATAAAGAGGAAAGCTTGTATCTGTAAAGACACCCGTATTAAACTCATAAATCGGAATAGAATAAGAAGATGAAACAATTGATAAGCCTGTATTCCAAAATTGTAGAGAATAAAGGTTATTTTGATATTTATGATTAAATACTTCTACAGAAGATTGGTTCGTGTCTTCAAAACCCTGCTCCTTATAAACATCTGGTAGCTGTATATTAGTAATTTCATTACCGTCGAAATGAAAGATATAATTTTTAGTAGGAAATCCTGAGCCTGTATCAAGCACGGCGAAAAGTTGCGGAAGTCCTGCAGTCATGTAAGTACGAAAAGTGACCTCATAATTCAGTTCAATTTTTCATGAAAAAAATTGAACTTTAATATCTCAATCTACATATTCATACATACTTTACAAGATACCGTAATGTCAGACTTTAAATATATGATTAGTTTCAAAGAGCACCATGGCCATCTCAGCTTTAACTTTCTTAAACCTTTTGCCAGTATTGATAACGCAAGCGAATTTATAAGAACAATGCTAGAGAAGTGGTATGTCAGAAATACCAAGACTGAACCCACGACTGAAATTTTCAGCAATGAGTATTTGAGCGAAAGTCTCGCGAAGACGCCGCGTGGTCAAGAGGCTACACTCTACTTTCTCAATAATGTTCTTGAAATTAGTATTCGGATCATTAATTAATTTGCGGGTCTAATTAGTAGACACCCTGTAAAGTATGGAAATTAAAGCACTCCGTTTTAAAGACAGTCTTCCAGAAGAATATCAAGAGGTTCATAAAGAAGCTTTTTGCCGACGTATGAACTTTTTTCCAGAAGAAACCTATCTGCTTCACCCAAACTCTGGAAACCCCATCTATTCTCTGGTTGTTGAAGCACGTACACCTGATAAACAATTAATTGGGTTCTTTATTATTGTTCTTCAAGACCTCTTTGGAAATATCTGGAGTATTTGTAAAACAAGAAAATATCATGTGAAACGCTTTTTTGAAAAAACACTCACCTATTTTCTTACCCATATTGTTCCTGTTCAATATACAATCATGTTAGTCTCTAAAGAGATTGCATACGAAATGACAGAACAAGATCGCCTTTTTTATTATTCATCCATTGGATTTAAACTTACTGTCGGATCTGAAATTCAAGACCTCTCTGGAAACATCTATAAAAATGAAAAATGTATAGATGTAAGTGGAATAGATTTAAAGTATATTTCTGGTGTTTCTGAATTAAGAATGCTCGCACTCAGAGATGATGTTCTTAGATTGCGTTGATGTCTAGCTCCTCGTCACCCTCTGGAGCCCGCTCCTCGCCAACCTCAAACTCAATACCACCATCCTCCTTGTGCTCATTCTCCACAAGACGTGGGTGGATACGCTTGTTCTGAACCAAGATCTTGATGTTCTTGCTGCTAACATTCCCCTTGAGCTCATAAATCTTGCCACTCATCACAACAATCACTACATCATTTACACAGATGCGCGCCATGTTCTTGTCAACTGCCTTTGCAGTCACCTCAATCAGCTCATTCGCATGCTCTGCGTGAGGAACAGCAACGCGAAACATACCGCCGCCCATCGCCTTGATCGTCTTTCCAAAGATCACACCAGCATCATCAAGAGCATCAGCCTCAATCTTGCCGTTCTTCTTCTGCTTTCGCTCGTCGCTACGCAGCTTATTCTTCAGGTTCTTCATGTTGACGGACATTTTGTTCTGAAAGTTAGTTAAAAAATAATTCTGGGATCGTACATTCAATTTTATTCTGCTTTATTTTCTAAATCATAAACCCCTTTCCATTGTCTGCGCTAGGCCGAGAAGAACCATGATCCCACTTGCGATTCTCTGAAATATTTACACATGCTGATAGCAATGGGTTCTCAGACGGAGGATGGTGAAGAAGAGAATGATGTGCTCCCCATACAAGTGCCTTGAAATCAGAGGAAAGCTGAGCAAGCTCATCCTTATGAGCCGCTGACTGTTTTGCCAACTTCTTCTTCATCTTCTCAAGCTCCTCCATCGTCTCCCTCTTCAGCGCTGCCATCTCCTGAGATTGACCACCAGTTTGACCACACAGCGCAGCGAAATCGTCAGACATCCTCATATAAGTACCACGCATCTCGGCCATACCCTCCTGAAGCTCCTCAATGTCAGTCTGCCAAACCTCTACCGAGAAAGTGGTCAGCTCCTTCCGCAGCTCCTCCATATCCAGCCTCTTCAACTTATCTACAAACTCTCGCAGCTGCTCAAAATCATTGAGAAGCTCTGAGAATTCCTCACGTAGAGAGGCAAGCTCCTCTGTAAGAGTATCAATCTTGAGTTGGCTGAGCGCGGGTGCATCCTCAAACCGCTCTCGCATTGCCTTACTGAAGAAGTAACCAAACACAATCATTACAAGAGTTACAAGGATGCGCTGGACGAAAAGATAGATATCGACATCTGGTACTTGCTGACCCTTATAGAGTGTCATAGACTTGAACATTTTGTTTGAATAAAAAACCAGCCGCAAGTTTGTTTTTTCAATTTTATTCTAACTGTATTTTAAGAATGCCGTCAAGACAAGTAATTTGTCAAGACTCACTGACATGGCTTCCTAAAAATGGTGGTAATTCCTGTATTATCACCTCAATGCCCGAAATGGAAGAGGTGAATATGAATATTAAAGACTATGAAGTCTTCTTTCGCGCAGCAGCTCACGCCTGCTTTGAAGCTGTAAAAGATGACGGCTACTGTATCTTCTTACAAACAGATCGTAAATACCATGGTTGGGTTGACAAAGGATACTGGATTACTGATGTATCAAGAGACGTTGGCTTTCATACAGTCTGGAAAAAAATAGCCATCACAAAAGATGTTGGTAAAGCTGACCTCTTCCGGCCTACATACAGTACTATGCTCTGCTTTACAAAGAAAGGGAAAGTTGGAAAACTCTTCCCTGACGTTATTGATAGTGGAGATAAAACATATACACATGCCTTTGGTGTAAATGCGGTAGCTCTCTGCGTTGAATATGTGAAAGATCAAGGAATTAAAAAAGTGGTTGACCCATTCTGTGGATCTGGAACCACTCTAGCTCTTGCAAATGAGATGGGTCTTGACGCAATTGGTGTTGATATTGCGAAGAAATACTGCGAGATGGCTCGTAAACTCAAGATTACTATTGAATGATTTTTCTTACAGAAAATCAAAAAATAAATAATGTATTTGTTATTTTTTGATTTTATTTTACGCCCAGCGGATGCTCTTCACCGTCTCCACTTCAGGAGTAGAGATGCCCCTCGTCAGAACGAACTTCACACGGTACTCTGTAGCAAACTCGCTCAGCATTTCACTCAGAGAGTTCTGGTAGATTGCCTTATTCAGACGCATCACCTTCCCGTCAGCCAGCCCCTTAATGATAGGCCGCACCAGCATTCCATCCTCGCCCAGCGCCATCTGCGCACGTTGGAAGTCAAGCACACTCTTAATCTGCGCCTTCAGAACGCGCGGATTTTCGCAAACAGCATGGCTGAAGCGAAGAGCAATGCCAGCCTCAGCCTCAGGCTCGATCACCTCCTCAGGGGCGAGGCGGCAGCGAAAGATCTCGTTGCCGCTCGTCTGAGGGATACGGGACTTCAGCGCCTGACGGCCAGTAAAGCCCACACCCTTCGAGACCGTGTTGAAGTAGACAAAGACATCTCCAGCCTCAGGGTTCGTCCACAGCTCAGTCCCAACGAAGTTCACACCCTCATGAACGACGCAGAAAGTGAAAGGAGGGTCGTTGCTGATCCGCTCAAGAGGGCACGTAGAGGAAGCATGAGCCTCGGCCAGCTTCGGAAGAAAGTCATGGTTTGAGAGCTGACCATTCTCCAGACGGCGCAGGTGCCTGATACTAACGTCAGGCTGACCCGCCATCGCCGTGATAAGCTCAGCCTTCTGCTCCTTGCTCAGACCAGTGTGAGACCTGATAAGAGCGTAGTCCTTAGAGGCGAGGATGCGCATGAGAAACTGCTTAGCAGCCGCGGGGGCCGCCGCACAGTCCTCATACCTGCGAAGGTCCTGAAGAGCCGCCTCGTCCTCATGCTCCCTCTCCATATCCGCAAAACGGAGAAGAAGAGGAACACACGGGTGACGCACGTGGCCCTCCGCGCTAGGAAGCGCACCACCCTTCACATTCCGCCCCTTCATTGGCATCATGAGAGGCATCATCGTGTGGCGCACAAGGTTGTTCTGCTTGATGAGAGACTTGCTCTCAATCACCATCTTCGCGCAGAGAAAGATCTCAGGCATCTCGTCGCTGAACTTGTAGCCGCACATGCGGCCGAGGAGGCTCTGCACGATCGTGTCCGTATTAGGAGACTTGCTGTCCTCCCAGACGAAACCGATGCGCGTCTTTGGAACCACCTTGCCAGCACGCAGCTTGCCCTTCAGAAGAACAATGCTCGGCTTGGCAGGCTCATCCTCGAGGCACGGGACCTCGATACGCTTCGTAGAGCGCAGGAGCTGGCGCTCATAGCTGGTGATGGCCACCTCCGTCTTCTCCTGTGTATAGTCAAAGACGTTGATGCCAGCAGCGGACGCGTGGGAGCGGATAAAAGCGTAGAGGCTATCCTCCGCAGCACCATAGCAGCGGACGAGGTTCCACTTGCGACCCTTTGACTTTACGAGCTGAGCAAAGTTTGCCCACTTCTCCTTAATATCAAAGGTCTCGTGGACACGGCCGTTGTACCAGTAGTCACCCACCCCCTTATAGCCAGCGCCAGGCGTCAGCTCAACGATCGTCTTACGCGGCGTGATGCCGTGATAGATGTCAGAGAGCTCGGAGTAGGGCGTGGCAGAGACAGAGAGGATAAAGGTCTCCTCTGCAACCATGCGGTCAGTGGTTCCCCAGAGGTCAACGCCATTTTCAAAGAGAAACTTGCGCATCTTCTGGTCCTTGCCCTGATCGAGGTGGCTCTCATCTACAATAATAAGAGCGCGGCGACGGTCGAACGTCTTCTTGTTGAACGAACTGTGGAAGATGATATCAAACCGACCATCGCGCAGAAATTCATCGCTGTACTCAGCCGCATCATCCCATGCCTGCTGCTCAAGCACCTTCTCAGGAGAGCCGCAGATGAGGATGACACGATCCACGAGGCCACTCTCAAGAGCGCGGCGGGCCGTCGCGTGAAAGGTGCCCGTCTTACCGCTCTGGCAGGGAGCCAGAAGCAAAGCATAGCGGAAGACGGCACCGAGGAAATGCGCAATGATCTCAGACGCCGCAGCGAGCTGCTCAGCGTGGAAAGAGGCCATGGTATTCTATTGCGTGAGTGTATGGCAGAGATAATATGGGCGCGACGGTTCAAATTTTCAACGACAAAAAAAAATTTTCTCGTTTTTTTGGTTTTGTCTTTTTTTTCTTCAGATGAGGCGCAGGCCCAGTCCCATCCCAGAGATCTGCTCGCGAAATTGCCGATTATCCGCTCGCTCCTCTTCCTCTAGAGCCTGAATCTCATCAAGCATGGATGAGATGTCAAATGTATTCCAGAGCGTGCCGAGGTTACGGAGCTCTTCCAGATAGCCTGGAAGAGGCTGGTCGTCGATGCACGCGTTCAACAGCCTTTTGGCTGCTGGCGTGCACCGAGCCTCAGAGGCATCCGCGATGCTCTTCAGAAGAAGAACATCAGGAGACATCTCCAGACCTTGCTCCCACGGCCCGCGGGCGGCGGTCAAGAAGCGGTCGGCGTCGTCAAGAGCGAGCTTGAAGTTCTTGGTGGCTAGGCGCAGAGAGCGGCGCTGAATGGGAGACATCTTTTGCGGTTTCTTACAGGGATGTGTATCTGTAAATCTACTAATTTCTGCTTAGGTACGTAATTCAATTTTTTTTAGATGAGTTTAAGAGCTCTTACAAAAAAAGAGGGCTTGTCTTTTTTTTTTTGTATAGGCGCATCTTTGTGGATTTTTCTTTAGTAGCCGCGGTTCAGCTGGCGGTCCATCTTGTTGAGATCATCCTTGTCATAGTCCTCCCAGGGGATGCGCTCCTCTTCCTCCTCCTCAAAGGAGGGCCAGGTGGCGGCCTCGTAGTCCTCCTCTTCCCATGCGAAGATGGGAAACTCGTCAGAACCAGACCAGAGTGCGTAGTCAGCCAGTGTCTGTCGGCGATGGATGCGCGGGCGGCAAGGCACATGAGTACCGTCTGCAAGCTCTGTGAAGCAGTAGGGCACATCAGGAAAGCCGCGCGCTTCGTTGAGGAGCTTGCTGTTGGCCTCTTCGACGTAGTCCTGTAGATCCGCCCATGAGAAGCAGAGCTTCCAGAAGAGCCCGTCAAGCCCGAGGTAGCTCGCATAGGGCGAATCTGGGTTCTCGAGATGGCACTGGAGGCTCTCGCGATCCTCAGAGAGGCGGGAGCGAAGGGTGCAGAGCTCGTAGAGCTCGTCATCCTCCATAACAAAGTCAAGGGCAGTCTCGCAGAGCAGGCTGATGGCGGCGAAGCGCGAGGGGCGAGAAGGCATTTTGGAAGTTCTTTCAAATGTTATTGCTTTGAAAGATACTGCTCTTTTCTCTCCAAATATGCTTCAATTTTTTTAAAGGCAATAGAAGAGGTGATTGGGGCTGTATGGAGTAGGGTCCTCTGCCAAACTAATTGCCATCTTCTTGGTGCACTTACAGTTGGTCTGGATAATAGCAACCTGTAGCTCTCTAAAAAGCCTTACAATTCGTCTTCCATCATGGCTAAAGTGGATTTTTGATCGAAGCCTCTTCTTACGCTTAGCCTCTGTAACATAACAGAAGCCATTATCGATGTCAACAGTTGGGCGAGGTGTTTCCATAGTACCTAGAGGTACTATGGGTTGTCAACCGCGAAGTTCAAATTTACCACGCAAAAAAAATGGGGTGTTGTTGTTTTCTTTTTGTTTTGGGGTTTTGGCGCGTGTTTGTGGGTTTTTGTTTACTCGTCCTCCAGGTCAGCGGGCTTCTTGAAGCTGCGGTCGATCGTCTTGCCGTTGAAGCGGCCGATCCAGTCGTACTCTGGCGACAGTACATCGCCGCGCATGTTGCGCAGGTACTTCTTGCCGTCGTGCGACCACTCTGCGAAGACCGTGTGATCCTCCTTCTCAGGCGAGGCGGGCAGCGGCACGGCTGCTGCCTTCTCGGCCTGCTTCGCCTCGCGGCGTGCGGCGACCTTGAGGTCGTGCGCCGCGCGCTCCTCAGGCGTCATCTCGGCGAGAGGCTTAGGGCCGCGCTTCTTGGCGCCGCTAGAGCTGCTCTCGTGGCCATCGCTCTGAGGCGAAGGCTGAGCCGCAGGCGCCGCAGGCGCCGCAGGCGCCGCGCCGCCAGCAGCCGCCTCAGCTGCCTTCTTGCGCGCAAGAGCGGCCTCGCGTCCAGCCTTCATCTTGGCCTTCTGCTCGTCGCTCATCTTGTGCGCAGGCGCGGCTGCGGCCTCTGATGCGGGGGCCGCAACAGCTGCCTTGACAGGCGACGGTGCGCCGCCGCCAGCAGCCTTCGTCGCAGCGCGCTTCTCGGCTGCCTTCGCCTTGGTCTCCTCAGACCAGGGCTTGTGCACCTTTGCGCTGTCGTGCGGTGCGGGCGCTGCGCTGCCTGCCAGGTAGGCGGACATTGCTGCGGCGGCGGCCGTCTTTCCAATCTGCTTCTCCAGAACCGCGAACAGGTCGGTGGCGATAGAGGCGGACATTTTGGGATTTCTTTCAGTAATGGCTTTGAAAGAATACTTTGAAAGTAGCCGAATAAGTCATTCAATTTTTTATTTAAATTGAATGATAGCCTAGAAAATGATGATATTTAGCCTATTTTCCCCTATTTTTATCAGCCTATTCAATTTGAATAAAAAATTGAATGGGGTTTTCCACTAGAATGATAGTTGGGTCAATCGGCCAGACCATAAAGGCCGCATGGTGTACGTCGCCATGGCCCGCTCGCAGCAGTGCGAGGGGCGAACAATCCGATCCGCGAGTGGGAGAAGAGTAGGAGGGGGGACGCCCTGGCCCCTACCTGGACCCACAATAGAGAGAAGAGTAGGAGAGGGGACACACCATTACGAAGCCCTGGCTCGCTACGACCCACCAGAGAGAGAAGAGTAGAACACACCTCAAACCAGTAGCAGCCGCCGCGGCGGAGAACATTTCCCACGCTGGTTAGAGAAGAATACGCAGGAACGCGCGTCAGAGTGGGATCTGAAAGCGTCCATTTTTTATTGGCGACACGGCTCCCCCTGTCACCGATTTTTTTTCCAGGCCGTCAAGCCTATTAAAAATTGAACGGGTACCCTCTACATAGAGGTGTATGTTTCAAAGCCACAATACTCTGAAACACTTTCAAAATGCAGTCCGCCGCCACGAAGCAATTCTTGGAGAAGCTGTTCGCGCATGAGCGCGCCCGCCTCGCTAGCCTGGCCGCCGCCGCGCCCCAGCTGCCGAAGAAGGCGAGCTGGAAGGATGACGCCGCCGCGTGGGTCACTGATGCGCGCAAGGACCCCGCCGTCGCGGCGGCGATTGACGCTGCGGCAGCAGAGCGCGCTGCCGAGAAGGCCCGCAAGGAGCAGTACGCACGCGAGCTGGCCGCGTCGTGCGCCAACTGGCACATCTGGCGCAAGGCGACGCCCTACGTGCTGGGGAGTATAATGACGCATCCTGGCGTATTGGGGAATGACAAGGGCTGGGAAAAGGAGCCGACGTACACCAACCAGATGGTGCCGAACCGCACGCGCTGCCCGTATTGCAACGCCTGCTAAAAAGAGGAGGCCAAAAACCAAAACAAAAGAAAGAGGCGAAAGCCCATTTTTTTTGTAAAAATTGATCATTCTCCCTCAAGAAGAGCTATCTTTTCTAGCAAAAATGTCACACAGCGCTGCCAGTAAATACACAAAACAAAAAACAAAAAAAATTGAAGGGTATTTTTCTATTTATAGATAGTACGGTTTCAGATACACACATCTGTAACTATAACGCAACCAGTCTTCTCACGAACACAAAAGCTAAGATGTTCGCCGACAATGTCTCCGTCCTCCGCGCCCTGGTAGCCAAGCGCTCAGAGATTATCCACCAGATGGACCTCGACCGCCGCCGCTGGAGCGTGAGGCGTGATGTGCTGCGGGACGTGAAGGACACCTTCCTCCCCGCTCTTGAGGCCGCCATCGCGAGGTCTCACACTGACTGGGGCCATTCAGTTGTCCTTCGCACCTACACGAATGACGAGTGGGAGGAGGAGGACGCTGACGGCATCACGCTCGACGAGGTCTTCAGGAAGACCGACGTTCTCGCGCGCGTAGCGAACTGCCTCGCGCCAGGCTTCTTCCAGTGCCGCGTCTCCCCTCCGCGCTGTGGCCGACCTGCGCGTCACCATTTGGTGCGCGTCTGGCAGATTGTCGCGCGCTTCCACGCGGGCGGCGTGGAGGCTGAGAAGCCGCCATGCACATGCGTCCTCCCCCACCTGACAGACGGCTTCTGCGATGTCTGCGGGGGCCACAATGTCCGCGACCTTGTCCGCTACCCGCGAGAGGACGCGGCAGATAAGCCTCTGGACAGGGGGCGGCGCCATCCAGTTGGGCGTAACTATGTGTGGAAATGCCATGTCTGCCGCAATGAGGACCAAAAAGAAATGCTGCACTGTATTGCCTGCGGTTCAGAGCGGCTGAACGCCGACGCCATACTGGCAGCGCCCGCCGCCTCAAGGCAGATTAACAATCCTGAGGATGAGGAGGAGTAAGAAAAAAGACAAACTTCGCGCCCAAACCAAAATAAGATAAATCCGCATTTTTTTGTAAAAATTGAAGTGACATCACTCGCAATAGATAGTACTTCCCCCCAATAAACTCTCTAAGATGTCTTCTCGCTACGATCTCGAGGCGCGCATCAGCACTCTTCGCTTCCAGCTCCGTATGGCTGAGAAGGAGCTTGCACAGATGGAGCTTACTAGACCAGATCGCCCCTTGACCGAAGCAGAGATGGAGACGATGGCCCTCGAGTTTGAGACGCGTGCGCACTACAAGAGTAACTGGAAGAAGGCAATCGACGGCGATCTGGTCAAGAATGTTGCAAACATTCTCGATGAGTGTTATTACTACTTCATCGATACCGATTCTGGCCTGGATCTAGCGGCTGTAAAGGCACAGACTGGAGAGCTCGGCTCGCGTCAGTGGCAGCTCTTTGTCCTGAAGGTCATCCACTATCTTAAGCAGGAGGGCTGCTTTATCAGGGACGAGAAGTCCTGGAACTTTGACACCTTTGAGGACACCGCGGGTGGCTGTGATGAGGTTACGCAAGATGCTGCTATCTATCTGATTGAGAACCCTGATTGGCACGCGTAAACAAACCAAAACAAAATAAAACATTTTTTAATAAAATTGAGCCCACCCAACTTTATCAAATTTTATCAAAGCATCTAACAAAGTCTTTATGGATCCTTCAACCCCTCCAGTTCAAAAGCCATTCTACTGCTACGACTGCGGTGAAAAGCTCACACCAAACGAGATCTGGGAGTATAGGCCAGATCACGATCTCTACGACAGTGAGCGTGAGAATTGTCGTCGCCTAGACGACGACGAAAGCATCTTTGTTCCTCTTTGTGACAAGTGCTACTGGTCCGAGGAGGAAGAGGAAGAGGAAGAGGAGAGGCAAGAGGAAAATCACAGTGAGAGTTCCTATACCTGCTACTGTCAGGGCTGTGGTGAGGAGATCGACTGGAATATCACAAAGGAGGAGTTTGAAGACGATAGTGAACTTCATCTTTGTTCTCGCTGTGAAGCAGAGGAGACCGCTGAGAATTAGATGGAGGGTGCTTGTGGTATGATCGTTCCCACAGATGACCCAGCTGTTGTCATCAAAAAGGTTTATAGACGCCCTGGGTCGCATAGGAGAACCAAGAGCCACCGAGCTCCTATGCAGTGTACTATCCAGTCGTGGGCACATTTAATCTGTAAGCCAGAAAATGGCTATAAGTTGCTCTATGTACCAAGAGCCTGGGATGCTCAGGCTCATCAGTACACAATGGAGCGCATTGACATCGAAATGCCTCTCACAAATGAAGGTATTCCTGCTGACGAACTGAAGGCGTTTTACAGAGACGCAAAAAAAGAGGGCATCTTCCCATGCGACTATGAGCTATATAAGCAACCAGATGGTCGCGTTGCTATGGTTGACTTCGATAAGTTTGCCAGATGGCTTCCAGATGATACAGTCGTCTTTCCTTGGGGACAGGTTCTTGCGCGCCCAATGCTCCCATTTAATTGAAAAAAATTGAACCACCCACCGCCGCTGAGTATCTTCAGCGCGCCAAGTGTAAGTAACAAATGGAGCCTCACGATAACCCTAAGACACGAAAGGAGGGGCGGAAGACTGCCAAGGAGAAGAGGCAGGGGAAGGATCGCATTGGTTCAGGGAAGGGAACACGCGCATCTGAGGCGAACCAGGCTCGTAAGCACAAGTAACATCATAAATTCTTTCAACCGTATTAGCTCAGTTGGTAGAGCGTCGGCCTTTTAAGCCGAATGTCGCGGGTTCAAGCCCCGCATGCGGTATCACACATCACACATTTTTTTATGATAATACTTAACTAAAGCAAACAAAAAACAAATATAAATTTTTTTTATATTTGTTTTTCTATACTTAGCAGGCCTTCGAACGCTTCGCAGACCGCTGAACAATCTCCTGCTCAACTGCAGGGACTAGAGAACGCTCCCAAGGATCATCACTCGCTCGCAGAAAGTCAAGGCGGCGCTTGATGTCAGCATCCTCAGCAACAAACGGCTGGTTCTCCCAAACGCTGAGCTGGATCTTTGAGCGGGTGCGCTTTGCAACAGGAGAAGGCGCGCGCTTCATCTCCTTAATATGCTGAACAGGTGTAGCCTGCTGAACAGGTGTAGCCTGCTGAGGCACCTTCTCATAAGTATGGACGTGCGTATGAGCTGAGACATGCCAGCGGCCGCAATCACACGTGTGCGTATTGACGTGCGTATGGAAGTGAGAGTTCATTTTTATCGTAGAATTGGTAAGGGATACATACTACTTACAATAAGGCGCGTTCAATTTTTTTTGTAAACCCCCCTTACGCTTCTTTGTATACATACGTCTTTTTTTACCTTTTTGCTTTCTACTTTTACGTTTACGTTTACCACCTTCGCTAAATTCTGACCTTTTAATAATAGGTGTTGATCTTATTTTTATCATTTCAGATGTCATCGCGCCATGACTAGATAAAAAATGATCTATATCATAGCATATCTGTAAAACATCATTAATTTCTGTTGGCACTACTTGTGGAAAAGCCATACGTAAATAATCTAAAGCAGTATGATTTTTCTTATCAATAATATTTAGACTTGCGCCAGAAGTAACTAATGTTTGAATGATTGTTCTATATAACGACGCGGTAACAATTGATGTTTCCCATATTTTCTTCGCAGCCTCTGCATTCGCAGCTACTTGATTCATAACTTTTTTAGATTCTTCATCTGAAAAGCGAAGAGCTCCCCTTCCTTGTACTCTCGCAGATACTATACTCTTTTCTTGAGCTTTTAGTATTTCATTATATAAAGCAGTTAATTTATAACAATATAACATAAGGAGACTGCTATCTGTATCATCACCATATACCATGTCATCTAATATAGCTCGATCTATATATCCGCGGTTTTTTATAAGGAACTCTGATAAGAGATGAGGATAATTACTTAAATCAAACAAATAAGAATATTCATTTGGGTCACGCGTATTAGGATTTAATCTGCCAGAATTTATAAGAAGCATAATAATATCATCTCTATAATTTGGTGATATACCACTCTGATGTGCTACAATAGCTAAAGGTGTCCATGCTTTTTTAGTGTCTTCATCATCTCCTGCTATATTTGGATCAGCTCCTATTTCCAATAATGCTTTTATAATATGAATATTATCTTGACGCCAATATTCTCTACAACATTCTAAAAGTATAGTGTTATTATTTTCAAAACAAGTAGCATTAATTATATCAGGACGGAGCATACGCCCATGCTTTTTAATAAATTCTAATACAGAGGCTTTTAAAGGAAATAAATCATATAAATATGTATATCCATCATTATCTTTAAAATTAGGATCAAGCTTATCAGAGTTAATTAAAAGAAACAGAATTTTATAATATTCTGGATTATTTCTATTATGTCCTAACCACGATAAAGGAGTCCATATTGTTTTATTATAATATGTAGATGCTATATTTGGATCTGCTCCTTTTTCTAAAAGAATTTTTATAAATTCTAGATTAGCATTGTTTTCACATGCTAATAGAAGAGGAGTGACTTTACTATCTCCAGTATTATTATGAATATCAACAAGAATGTTCAAATTAGCTCCTTTAGATATAGCATCAAGTAGTTCTACAGTTGCTACACCTGGCTGGGATGGATTTTTACAGAGGTTTATTAATTTTTCGGTTGCTCTTTCTTCATCAGACATTTCTCTACTATATTCATATAATTTAATGGTGTCGGAAAGTATCATTATAAAAAAATTGAAATACACCCAAATATTGTCGTATTAATACCGAAAATGCCAGACCCTCTTACCGCAGACGAAATAAAACTCTTTACAGAAAGCTCAAAGGGAAAGGGTCGTGACACAAATGATGCTCGCAATAAACGGCGCGAGCAGATCCTTGTAGATGGGTTCAATGGAAAGACTGAACAGTTCTTCGCAGATCCTGTATATGGCCCAGCATGGATTAAGCTAGCAGCTGATTTTAAAGAAGCACTTATCGAACGTGCACCATCAAATTATACTCGAATTTTAGTTAAGAGTAAAGGTGGCCGAGGCTTCAATTACGATTTTCAAGTGATCTATGAAGGCTCTGTTACACAAGAAATGCGCGTGGAATTCAAATTCGGCGGAACCTCTGTCGATACTCTTCCAGAGTTCTTCAACCCAGCCGCAGATAAACCGTTTCATTCAGAGATGTATGCGCGCTTCTTCTATCACAATTATCTTCCGCGTATTATTGGCGTCTACTCACTAACTGCAACTATCACAGAAGAGACTTACCTCAAAGAGATCCATAAGAATAGATCTGGTAATGCTTTCTTTGTCGCTCTGAAAGCAGCAGAAGATGCGGATGGTATTGGTGGGCCTCTTTATAAACAAAAAGCAGCAATTACAGCTGAATCCATCACCGCATTTCTCGAGACCTACAAATCCAGTACAAATCTTGCGCTTCTTACAGCCGAATTTCAGCGATCTCAAGAAAATAAACACTTCCTCATCTACAATGATGGGCGCTTCCATCATGACACAATTAAATCCAGCGAATTAGTGGCGCAATCAGTTGCCGGTATTCGTAATGGCAACTTGCTTGTTATTCAGTCATCTGAACCAGGCACTAAACACGAGATGCTTCTGCGATGGAAGAACCATCTTGGGGTTCTACTGCCCGCTTGGCAGATTAAAATGTGTAGGTCGTAACGGTGATGAAAATAAGAAAAATTGATTACTTTTTTTCTTGTTCGGTAAAATATACTGAACCATGGCTGCTCGTGTCCGCTTTAACGTAAACGCGATGACCGCGCATGAACTTATTCGTATGCTGCGTGGTGGTGAGCTTGTTCTCCCACCTCACCAGCGCGAGTATTGCTGGAATGTGAGGCGACAGGGCGACTTTGTACGTTCTGTTGTAGACAATATTCCTACACAGTCTATCATCATGCGGAAGGTGGTTGGTCGCGGCGCTGTTCTTCAGGAGGGTGATCAAACAAGTTTAGAGGATGGCCACCAGCGACTGACCACGATTATGAAGTTCATGAGTGATGAGCTTTCTGAGGAGGCTATTGAAAGGGCTGGATGCTCCAAGTTTGGAGAGATGACCGCTGCTGAGAAGGCTGATATTAATGCTTATCAGTTCTCTGTAATCATTTATCGTGGCGCAACGACTGAGCAGATGGTGTCGATCTTTGACCATTTCCAGAATGGTCTGCCTCTGACGAAGGGTGAGCGACTGCATTCTATGAGTGAGATTTCCCCACTTGTAAGCTTTGTTAAGAGGCAGCTGATGACGGCTGATCAGGGTCTCCATAACCGCTCAGCGATTGTTTGGGGTGTTCGTAGTGGAACGGATAAGCGACGCAAGGCTCTTCTTAACGCAACTGCTCTCTGCACCGGTCTCGCATTTGGCCCAGAGGGTTTCACGAAGAAGTGGGATGATTATGTTGATACTAATAAGCGCTACCTATCACGCGAGATTGATGCTGAGGATCTACTCTCGAAGCTTAACACTCTTCTTGATATTTATGAGCAAGTTGAAGTTCGCACCCCTATGAGGAATAGGACGGTACTGAACAACCAGTGGGATGTTGGTAAGTATTCAGGTTACATTGGATATAGTCTGAATACGTATCCAGATGATAGGGAGCGTCTTGTCAACGGGTGGGTAAACTTCCTTTCTGGTGCGCGCACACATCCTGAGAGGATCAGGAACATTCTGCATTATGACGATGGCCTACCTGGTTCTGCGCGCAGCTGGAACACGAAGCGCTGGCAGATGGGGTATCTGCGCGTATTCCATCCTGCCGAGGCTCAGCAACTTGCCGCACCTGTTCATGAAGTTGATGATCCTTCAGAGAGTGATGGTGATGAAAGTGATGATTAAGCATTAAAGATTGGTAGAACATTCTGAAGCTCCGTAATATTAAATGAGCCATTTCCAACAAACCACTCAAAGAACTGAGCCGTTCGAGGATCAGCAAAACTTTTCAGAACAAGATCTATTTTTTTCGCAGCTTCTGGGCTAGTAGGATAGATCACATTTACATGGTTCTCAGCATAGAACTCCCCCATACTCTCAGGAACAAGAACATAATTAAACTTATAAGAGCCATTTCCGTGACCCCTATTTACAAGAATTGCTGGTCCCTTCATAGCGGCCCGCTCAAATCCCTTAATATATTGCCGCTTCTTCTCGGATTCTTTTGTTCCAGCTTTACTTGTAATTATTCCTAGAACCAGCTTTCCATCTTTAATATTTGTATTATAGATAACAAGAGTTCCAGCATCTGCCATCTTATCTTTCTCCTGGTTCCAGACCACCTCCCCAGTTTTCGCAGAAAATCCCATCTGGGAAAGTCGCTGGGTTCCCTTGAACATCTCCTCCAGTTCTTTCCATCGAGGGCTCATGTAAATACAACTGTTCATCGTATACAGATAATCTGTTCCACCAGGCGTATTCTGAAGAATAATAAGCATTGTATCCTGCCCAGCTTCATAGAATTTCACATCCAGCTCTTGAATTACTTTGATCGTCATATGCTTCGCAATATAATTGCGCATCGGCTGATAATAGGAGCAGTTCATAAGAGACGTTGGAATAATGAAGGCAATATACCCTCCAGGCGCCAGATGTTCCGTTACGCATTTGTAGAGAAAGGAAATGTAGATATTAGGCCGTCCTACCATACAGAACTGGTTCTTCTCTGCAAACTCGGCTTTTTCCTTCTTTGTCATATCAGATGTATTGATAAGGAAATAGGGAGGGTTGCCAATAATCAGATCAGCATCTCTACATCCACGATATTCCAGAAAATCAGAGTGAACAAGGCCATCACCCTTTACAGACTTGAAAAGCCCCTCATTTTTCTCTACAGCATGAACTGTCGCAGTAGGATAGAGGCCGCGCACATCATCCAGAAATTCGCCACTTCCAAACGACGGCTCAAGAATATTATGAGGACTAACGCCAAGACTACGCAGTTTCTCAAAAAGCAGATCACGCGCCTTCTTAGGAGTAAAATAGATACCCTGCTCTTGACGTGTTTCCTTGGGAATACTCTCGTGAAACTTCAAAGAGTTCTCACGAAAAGGGGCCTTGCCCTCCAGCTGCTCGATTTTCTGCTCCAACACTTGAACTGCTACAGCCTTCTTACATGGGGTTTTTCGTGCCATATGAGCATCGAACTGTGACTTACGAAGGAATACATTTCCACATTTCTCACAGGTGTGCGGCATTTTCTACTAAGAGCCGGAAGATTGTTTGCAGTCAAATTTTGCCTAATTCGGTTGTGCAAAAAGATTATAGATAAACCGTCTTATGCTTTTATTAAAAAAACATAGTACTATTATACAAAATAAAACAATTATTATAATAAAGAATATCCAATTAAAATGAATACTTTCAGTAAATCCTTCAATAATTGTTTTTCCTGTACGATTTCTTAAAAGATAAAATGGAGGACCAAGAGTTTCGCTGCTGTAAATCCCATATTTCTTAGTTAGTAGACTGAAAATAGACTGGTCATGGCGATGCTCCTTAAAAGAAGAATGATTTGCTTTAATACTTGGCGTATCATCAATATTATGATAGTTATTATCAATAGCAATTGAATACCACTCATTAACTAGCTTTATTGTTTCATCTGTTTTTTTAATCATTATAACCGTTGCTTGTCGCTGTGTTGTAAAATATTTTTCATCGTACATATTTAACATATATAAAAGATCAGCTTTTACCCATGCCTCTTCTTTTTGCCCAGTATCTGTGGCAATAATAAGATCAGTTTCAATAATATGAAAATATTTATGTAGTAAATCTTTTTCACTTACTTTAATTTCACAACCTGCATCTATATATGTTAAAATATCACCATCTTTCATTTCATTTAATTTCTTTTGTATAAGATATGGCTTCCATATCCAATATCCAAACCCACGTTGATTCTTTTGAATAAAATCAGAATTTATTTTCCAGAATTCTTTATCCTGTTTAAGATCATTCTCAGTAAATCCATAAATTTCATCAAACATATTTGTATCTTTAGCTTGTTTTGTAATACGATTAAGAGCATCTAGAATATCTGGGTTACCTGCAGCAAATGAGATTAAAACTCTTACCATTTTATGTATAATTAGATATATTACCGTAATTATACATCTACAACTGTTGCCCAAGAAGGATAAAATGTGCTAAAATTTTCTTTAGGTATATCATTAATCCATTTTCCAGGCATATAAATAATTCCACGATTATCTGATTGAAATAACCCTCCTAGCCAACTTAGGCTTGAATTTGAACATATACCATCTGAACAACTTGCCATTTCTTTTAAGACATCAAGAGCATTTACTTTATCTGAAATAGTATAGATAAAAGGTATATTCAAACTTTTAATATACTCATCTGCTTTCTTATTATCATTTGAAAATACAAGAAAGGTCTTATCTTTATCTTTTAATCTTGTAATACACTCCACATAGTATTTTGTTAATCCCACATCATGCCTAGTTCCTACATAATCACCTAGTCGAATGTGTAAAAATACTGTGTCAGATTTTAAGTTTTTTTGTAATATAGGTAGAATTGAAGGAAAATATTTTTCATTTTGAAAACACCCTTGAATAACAACATTATCTTTAAATTTTTCAATTATATCATCCTGATATTGAAATTCACGAGTATAATCTTCATGAACTATCTCACTCCAAGAAATATCATCTTTTATTACAATATCAGGAAAAACCTCTTTTAACTCGTTAAATGTAAGCTCTTCACCCTGATGAGCATTATTTATATGCTTATTATATTCACTTGAAAACACAGCTATTCTATTTGTTTTTTCTGCAAATCCCTTTACAGCTAACATCATAAAAATACGATTTGCTAAACCACCTTGAAGTTTTACTGTTATATAGTTTTTGAATTCATTTTGAAAACCCTCTTGAGATAAACTGCTCAAAAAAATAAGAGTTAATAAAATAATTACTACTATTAATATAAATATCCTATGCATACTAATAATATCCTAATAATATCCGTTAAAAAAATTGAACCATGATCACCCGTATTCTAAAATTACGTTAAAATGCAGACCGTCGACTTCACATCCGTTGTTCGTGGAAATGCCTACATCAATACCAAGAAGCTTACAACTCCTAGCGTACATTCATTCTGTACGCTAGTAGATGATAGAACACTATCTCAGTCCCAGAATATCACACTGGGAAACTGTATGGAACCCTTCTTTATTGATGTAGTTCGAAAGAATAGCGCATGGACCGATATTCGCTCTACAATTCTCGCAGAAGAGGGAAAGGAGAATCAGACTGACCATATGTGGCTAAATGAGACCACCAAGATGATTATTTATGGTGAGCAGAAGAATAATCTTGAACTGGATTCCGAGAAGGCGCCAGCAACTGAGACAAAGATCGAGCGGATCACAGCAAACCTCAAGAAGAAGTTTCCTGGTTATACCATTACACCCATCCTTCTTGCTAGTCGATACCTCTCAAAGGATGAGGCGCTCTGTAAGGTTGCGGCTCGTAAGTTCACTCGCACCACTATTGTGGCTGTGAATGATTATCTTGCTATGTTTGATATCGCACCCTTCGCAGATTATACCGAGTACAAGAAAATTATTAGTGCTATTTGTGATGCTAAGTTTGGATCTAAGAGTTTCTAATAGTTCTTAATTACGAGATGCTTCGTATTAATTTCATCACCAACGCGTCCAGAATGTAGCTTGAACCTGTATTTCTTATCATACTCTCCAACAATATACCCAGCATACAGCTTCGAGATAAACTCCGTCTTACCGATAATCATCAGGCATTTAATGCTTGTAGCCTTAAATGCCTCGGCTAAATCCTCCTGATTTTTCTTGTCAAATGAGCAATATCCGTAATCTGTAAATGTACTATCATAAGGCGGGTCAAGAAACATGAAGTTATCTGGAGAGTTATAGTCGCGAAATACATCAAGGTATGAACTATTTAGAATTGTTGTTCTCGCCAACAGAGTTTCATATGCTGGATTATCTAAATCACTGTAATTAATATTCTTATAGCGACCAAAAGGAATATTGAACTTACCTGACGAATTATAACGCAGCATTCCACGATAACACGTCTTCCGAAGATAATAGAACTGCTTTGCCTTCTCAAGAGGTGTCTGCGGGTTCATCTCATCTCGAACTTTGTAATACGCAGCATCTTCATTCTTGTTCGCCACCATAAATTCCTTGATAGCCAGTCGATTACCCTCACCAACAGACCTGTAAAGATCAATCAGCTGAGGATGGATGTCGTTAATCACAGCACGTATAGGATTGAGATAAAAGTAAAGTGCGCCGCCGCCGATAAATGGCTCGAGATAGGTTGTATAGGTTGCAGGAAGATATGGTAAAATCTTCTCAATCTCATCGCCCTTTCCACCAGACCATTTTACGAGAGGGGAAAGATGGATTGGGGCAGGGGCAGGGGCAGGGGCAGGGGCAGCATCAGCTGCTTGTAGAAGCGCTAGAATATCCTCCCTATTTTTCCCAGCATATCCATCTATACCCCTCGATCTACAAATTGCAATTAGAGCAAGTTTATTTTTTCCAGTATAATCCATACTAGTAATATACTGGATAAATGTATCAATTTTAGACCTTGTATATTTACGTTTATTTCTTTCCACGCCCTATAAGTCCAGCAATAATCCGTAGTCGCACAATTGTTTCGGTAAATGTATGAGATATAGTAAAAAGCATAGGCTTTTTAACAGGGGGAGGCGGCAGTGGCGGCATTCTAAGTGGTGTTTACAATATATCTACCCTTATATTCAGGAAATGGATTTGGTTTCTTTATTCCAACAAAGTACAAATCACATGACTCAGAATTATAATATGTATTCCAAACTGAAAAACACCCATCTAAATTTAGAACGTCACTCAAATCTCTCTTCGTTATATTTCTATAATAATCACTCATATCAGATAAATTCGCAATAGTTCCATACGAATCATTCGGTGTTGTCCTGCGGGTACCATGCTCGCCACGGTGAGAAGAAGCGCATGTAAAAACAAAAAGCCCATTAGGCCTTAGCATGGCATAAATCTTCTTAAGAGACTCCCTATATTCAGGATCATGCTCAAAACATTCTGACGATATAATTGTGTCGAACTGCTCATTTGGAAACAACAGATCCTTTGTCTTTGAAACAATGGTTACATTATTTGCGGCTATTACATCATTTCCTTCATAATGACAATTCTCAAACAAAAATCTATTATTTCCATTTATATCACCCGCCCCAACATCAAGTACAATTTTATTTTTGAAATATTCTCCAAGAATTGATTTCACAAATAAAAGAAATTCTCTAGCTTGAGTATGCATTTTTATTAAAATATTAAAAAGTCTCTAAGCCTTCCTTGTTTTATTACCACCCTTCTTCCAGACATAAATTCCTTCCGTTCTTTGTCCAATATCCTTCTCACCAATTGCTCGCCCAGCTGACGCATTACTAGGATGGCGACTAGCAACAGGTAACTGTATACGCTTCCAAAGAGGCGGCATCTCTTTCTTTACAGCATCATACATCGCCTTTGGCATATTTAGCGCCATATGGCCAGGAGATTTCAAGTTCTTCCACGCATTAGCTACAACAGGACGAAAAAACTTCTCTAAAAACCCTTCTTCTGAGCCATACTGTGGCATTTTTTCATATTCTTCAAGCATGAAATAAGGGGGGCTAGTAAAAACAAGATCATACTTAAATTTGGAGAAATCAACTGTTTCGGAAGGTTGAAAAAACAGCTTTACATCGGCATCAGGATCAACTGTCTTTATCATCTGTTCATATGCGGGTCGCATATTTACATTTGCATCAATCCCAATATAAGGCACACCATATGCCATTGCCCCTAAGCATCGTCCACCCCACCCAGCGCTAAAATCGAGAATGCCAATCTTCGGCTGAAGACGACAATAAAGACGCTTCGCCTCGGACGGTCTAAATTGATTAATTGTTCCGTAATAAAGCTGAAATACACTATAGCGCTCTTTTAATAGTTGATCATCACTTAAAGAAGATGGTGGGTTCTTCTTAATTTTTGTTATCTTTTCATTAAGATATGCGACAAGATCTTTATCTTTCATCGCATTGTAAAAAGAGATATGGCGCTTTGTTTTTGCCTTAATCCGATGTTTTAATAAGAAATAATCAAGGCACGCAAGACCTACGCGAGAATTTTTTCCAATTTCTGTACATTCAAGCTCTTTAAGATCTTGATAGTTTTTTATTGCTTCTTCTTTTGTTACTGCACGAAGACGTTTTGCAATCTCCATCCTATAATTAGGGGCGGAAAAAATGAAGGGCACGAATGACGCCAATAAAACACGCAAAATGTCTGATATTACTTGCGTTATCTGCTGTGAAGGTGACAAGCCTATTTGCGACGAGTGCAAGCACGAGGAGTTTTACAGACTTCATGTCTGCACAGGATGTGCGGCACCCTGTGCAGAAAATGATTGTGGTGGATACTTTCTGTGTAACTGCTGCGCTCAAGAGTTAGACGATTTCTGGGCTGAAGAGGATTCAGATGACGAAACCGATGAAGAGTGCGAGTAAATTACTTCTTCTCTTCGGGTTCCTGAAGAGGCTCAACGGGCTTAGGAGCTTCGACGGGCTTAGGAGCTTCGACGGGCTTAGGAGCTTCGACGGGCTTAGGAGCTTCGACGGGCTTAGCTAGCGAAGCAGGCTTAGGTGTAGTGGGTTTAGGACCAATCATAGAAAACGCAGATGTTATACTTAATCCTTCTGGCGCCTTTAGCATTGTAGGCTCAGGCGTTCCCTTTAATGGTGTGCCTTTTGAAAAATCAATATAAATATTTTCATCTAAAACCAAAGGAGCGGGGGAATCTGTAGATGGCTTACTTAACTGTTTACGTCTTTCAAGTAAGTCTGTAAAATCGGCTTCAGATGCCTTAAATAAACTAGAATGACTAGGCTTCGGTACTGCTATATCTTTTGTATACTTATCCTCTATTTCTTTCTTAACGCGCTCAGTTGATTCTGTTACAGCACTTTTAATCATACGATCTAGATCAGGTACAATTTCATTACGTAGAGCCTTCTTCTTTTGTAGAAGCATCATTGCTGCATCAGCTGTCATATTTTTCAGTCTGCTTTGAGTGGAATCGAAAACTGTCGTGTGATCAAGGCCGTGGCAGATATCAGGACGGCGTAGTTTCTTATTATCCTTGAACTCGCGTTCGAATGAATCAATAACAGTATCGGGGATTGAAGGGCTCTGCTCAATCAGACGATCAAGTTCAGCACGGCAGATTTTAAGAAAATCTAAGCTATCCATACGTTCCATAGGATTTAACGCAAGTTCTACAGCAATTAAACGCTGGAATTTGCCCCATGAAACTGCCGCTACACGATTTGATTCACTTAACTGCGCATATCGCAGGAAATTATTCAGTGTTGTAAGAATACCAGCTACTAAACTTAATCCACCTATTCCAAAATTCATATATTTCTGTATGGTCTCATCTCCACCAGCAATACTACTAATACCAACACTCGCAGTACCAGTTATTGTAGAAAGGATAATAACAGGAATTGTCATAGACATATTTTGACGAGTATACATTTTTTCAGCACGATCGTGCATCCAACGATAACATCCAGCTATATCAGACCAATCTGCCATAAGAGCATCCTGCTCTTTACTCCAACCGTTCATAAAACGTTTAGCTTTAGGAGCTTCATCCGCTTTAGGTGGGGTAGGAGAGGGTGCGCGCGAGTCTCCCATTTCTTTTTTATTAGAAATTCAATTCGTCTACTTTATTGTTCCAGTGAATATCCTGAAGCCAGACTGAAAGTTTTGAAAGCTGGAAATCAGGCTCTAATTCCTTCGCGCGAGCTACACATTCTCCACTTTTCTTGGCATAAAATGTTTGACTGTCTAAAAGTTGCTTTATAAAAACAACCCATTCACTTATATTATCACGATTTGCAAATAATCCAGCAGATCCACACGCCTCTTTTAGACCAGGTGTTGGATTCGCAATGACCGGAATACCAGAAGACATTGCCTCTACAGCAACACGTCCCCAAGATTCTTGTTTACTCGGGACAAGTAGTATCTTTGTGATTGAATATACTTCTTTTATATTCGGTGTATTTTTAATATAGCGAATATTTTTAACTGTTTTATCTTTAATCTGCTTATCATATCCACCGTCAACGGCTAAAAAATCTACATCGGGCATTCGCTTTGCTATCTGAATAAGCACATCACCACCCTTATTTTTATTAAGATTAATTAATGTTACATACTTGCGATCACTTTTTGTTGATACTTGATATTCTTTCCAATAAACTGGAGGATATACAACAATCGAATTATAATGTAAATGACCGTATAAATGTTTTATCCATAAACTGTTATTGATTAAATGAATATTTTGACTGGGCATATGAGTAGATGCCCATTCTAAAAGGGGTTCTTGTTGGTGATTATGCATTACAAGAGCAACTGGTCGTTTTGCATGTATAGCTGTAAGTACAGTATGACGTGAATAGTCTAAATGAGATAGTAATACAGAAGAATGAGTAATCGCTCTTTCTACCTTTTCAGTCTCGTCAAACTTTATTATATTTACACCCTCAAATGAATTGGTAGGAAAATGCGGAACAATTACATTTACTTTAAATCCAGCCTTATCAATTAAATATTTATTCATACAGTGCGCCATCCATTCAGCACCAGCATTATGAACAGGAGGATACATATGAATAATCCATGTGATTGTTTTTTTATCTTCCTCTGCCACCTCTTTGGGCTTATATGTACTTGGCAACATGGAATGAACTCTAAGTGGTGAAATTTTTTGACCCTTAAAAGATAATAAAAATAAAAAACAGAAAATTAGAAATACAATTATATAAACCGGAACCATGACAGATGCCATCTCTAGTAGTAGCTCCTACTTTTTACGTCCAGACCCATTCAAATAAATACGCGTTGCTGCCTCTTCAGTCAGAATTTTAGGGTCGAGCGCATCTGGAATAGATACAAATTTAGGTTTGCCCTTACCTGTACTTTTCTTCATCATATAAATTCCATAAGGACCGCGGCGAAATTCATATGGACCAAGCGTGTGAAGAATGCTCTGACCCTTTGCTCGCAGTTTCTGATGAATTATATCAAGTGTCTCAGCCTCTACAAAAGGTATACGTGTATCACCCCACTGAAGATACATACCATATGGACCCTTCTTCTTCAAAATAGGCTTATCCTCTAGAGTGCCAAGCGATTCGCCAACAGCACCTGTCGCTTTTGCTTCACAAAATGCCGTTACATCCGCCTGAGTAATTTCAGCAAATGAGATACCCTCTGGCCATCCCAAAAACTTTGTAGGCTCACCCTCAATCATAAGAAGAGGACCCTTCTTTGTCAAAGCAGCCTTCACATTGCCAAACATCTTCTCACCAGGCTTCTGAGATGGACCCTTCTTAAGATCTGTCAACTTATCCTTATAAGAGGCCCATGTATCACGGCATACACCCTTCCAAGGCTCTGATCCCTGTGCCACTAAATCCAATCGGTCCTCCATTTTCTTAGTAAATCCATAATCAAAGAGATGGGGGAATTCACGTACACAGAAGTCATGAACAGATGCGCCAAGCTGTGTAGGAGAAAGCTTCTGCTTCTCTGCACCCACCTTCTTCTTCTGAATTTGACGAATAGGTGGCCACTGATTTAGCTTCTCGATATGATAACTTATACTGTCCACTTCACGAGCTGGCTTATCCTCCTTCTTTGCATATTCCTTCTCTAAAACAGTTCCAACTAGAGACGCAAATGTGCTTGGACGACCAATTCCTTTCCGCTCCAGCTCACGCACAAGTGTAGCCTCGGTGTAACGCCCAGTAGGCTTACTTTCATGAGGCTGAGCAAGTAAACTCTTCCACTGAAGGAGGTCTCCCACTTTCAGCTTTATCGCAGCTGCCCACTGATTTCCAACTGCGTCAGGCGTATCCTCTTCATCATCATCAAGAACAACAGCCGCCGCACCAGCCTTCTTCCAACCCTCAAACAAACTCCGTTTCCAGATCGCCTGCCAAACAAACTCGCCAGGATCTCCTAGCGCCTTGAAGAGAATTGTATGATCCTCTGAACGCGCTGGAGACATTACACTCTGAACTGCTCGCTGCCAGATGAGTTTGTAAATACGCAGCTCGAGACCTGTCCAGTCGCCATCAGGTACAATACACTCCATATGCGTAGGACGAATAGCCTCGTGAGCTTCCTGAGCAGCAACTGGAGCTTGCGGGGCCTTCTTACTTGTAGCTATAGTTGTTCCAAGATACTCGTCGCCAAGATTTGACTTGACCCAGTCTCTTGCATCCTTTACAGCCTCGTCGGACATATAAGTAGAATCAGTACGCATATAAGTAATATGTCCCTGCTCATACAGACGCTGAGCCGCTTTCATAGTTGCCTTCGGCTGTGAAGAGAAGAGAGCTGATGCCTCTTGCTGAAGCGTGCTTGTAATTAGCGGCTTAGGAGGATTTTCCATACGTGGCTGTGTCTTTGTAGAAAGAATAGTGCCACGCGCATCATCATGAATATTTTGTAGGAAATTCATGGCTGACTCCTCATCATCCAATTGATCATATAGAGCCGCCTGAAATGTAAGAATAGAAGCTGCCCATGAACCAGATATGCGCCAGCTTGTCTCACTCTGAAAATTGGAAATCTCTCGCTCCCTGTCAACAAGAAGACGCAAGGCTGGTGTTTGACAACGACCAGCTGAAAGGCCGGGACCAACATGTTTCCAAAGAAGAGGGCTAATTGTAAATCCTACCATCATATCTAATACCGCCCGAGCCTGCTGAGCCTCTACACGGCTCATATCAAGACGGCGAGGATTTGTGATAGCCTTTGTAATAGCCTCCTTCGTAATCTCATGGAAAACCGCGCGAGGTGTCTTAGCAACATCAAGGTTCAAGAGAACAGCCACGCTATACGCAATTGCCTCTCCCTCTCGATCATCATCTGCCGCCAAGAAGATAGTATGTGCTCCCTTAGCAGCATCGCGAATAGCTGAGGTTGCCTTTCCCTTTTCCTTGATGAATGTATATCGCGCCTGAAAATCACGATCAATGCCAATTGCCTCAATGTTCTCTTCAAGTGCGCGAATATGGCCCATTGTAGCAATGACTTTCCATCCAGCTCCTAAGAACCCCTGGATTTTTCCGCATTTTGCTGGAGACTCAACTATACAAAGTGAATATGACATTTGACTTCTATTTGGTAGAGATGTTCGTCAAATTTGAAGCCCATTCTTTCTAAAATGCTCTTCAAAAAATGAGTAATGCGTGTCTCATCCTTGATGATAAGGAACTGGAAGAGCTACCTGTTCTTAAGAAGTCTGATATGCGTGAATGGCTTCCTGAAACTTTGAGCACTACGCGGCCATTTGATTCAGGATTTATTAAGAATACATTTCCTAGAGCATTTAATTCAAAAAATTATTCGGAGGATTTTCCACCATTGCCGAGAAATATATCAACCCCTACACTCTATGTAAAAAAGAATACACTTTCACTTTTAGAGAAAGTAAAGGGTGTTCTTTCAGTTCCGATCGATCAAGGTGAAAAGGCAGCAGAGCCTATTGAACTTCCTAGTATTAGCGATCCTCCTCCCATACGCAAACCTATTGTATATGAGCCAAAAACTCCTCCATATTATTAAACATATTATTAAACAATATGAGGTATTAAGTGAGGATTTCTGCTAAGAATAATAATAATTACAATCATCATTGATATATAGATAAATAATTCTATTGTTTTTGATTTACCTGATAAATACTCGACGGTAATAAGGACTATTCCCCAGAGAGCTATCCACCATAAATTTAAAAACGTTATTGTAATAAATGTACTGCCGTCCATATTCTACTTGAACGATTTAAAATTATTATGGGATTACTAAGAAATGGATATAACCGTGCGCCTTCAAGGAGGACTTGGAAATCAGCTTTTTCAATATGCAGCTGGACTCAGTCTTAAGAAATGTATGGGGCCGAATACTAGTTTGCATCTGATTATGCTTGAAGAGAATAAGCATAATCATCTAGGGCATGATTATAGTACAGATCTTTTTGTTAAAGGTACTAAAATAACAGAGTATACACCTACAGTACCTTATATTCAATATAGCGCATTTGAACCATGGTATCCTGAATTACTTATCAGACGCGGACCGTCGATTTATTTGGATGGCTATTTCCAATATCTTCCAGCTATTTCTGACATTTTACCAGAACTTCGTATTAGCTTTATCAATGCGCTTTGTAAAAAAACTGGATTACTTCTTAAACAGAAAACAAATACTGGATTTGTTCATGTCCGCCGTGGTGATTATTTGAAAAATCCCACATATCATTGGGTACAGACACCAGAATATTATGAAAAGGGTATGAGGACTATAGGGTTAGATAGATGGACTGTGTTTTCAGATGATATTGAATGGTGTAAAAAACAAATATGTTTTGAACAGTGTATTTTCGCAGAAGATGATAATGAACTGCGATCACTTCTTGTAATGATATCATGTTGTGGAGGCGCTGTTATATCAAATAGCTCATTTAGTTGGTGGGCGGCAATATTCGGTGCACACGAATACGGGGGGCGCGTAGTCTACCCTGAACTTTGGTCTGAACACCATAAGCCTACATTATTTCCAGATGAATGGTTACAAATTTAATGTCTGAACGTGTGAACTTTAATTTAAATCTCACCATTAGAAATGGATTCATCCACAGGTGGTGCGTTAGGGATAATTGCCTTCCTTTTTTCAAGTGCGGGTTTAATTTATGCTGCTATTAATCATAAGAAAATTCGATGTAAATGCTGTGGAAAAGATATGGACATGTCTATTGACGTTGATACAACTGATCCGCCGGTGCCTGTACCCGAACCCGAACCCGAAGAAACTCTGCCTCCGCCACCGCCTACTCTACCACGCAGAGGTAGACGAAATTCATTACCACCTCTTACTCTACCATCTATTAAAAAAGTTAGATCGGCACAAGTTCTACCCGAACAGGAAGTCTAAATAATTAAAACCCTCCTAAAATAAGATGGATGAAGGACTTGTCCTTGTTTGGGATATGGATCAGACACTTATAGGTAATGGTGTTGAAAGTAGTTATCTACTTTTTAATCCCAAAGCTATTAATATACTAAAAAGAGCTCTTAACTTAAGATCAGCTAGAGTAAGAGCTATCTTTCTTCTCACTAATAATTCAGCAGATGAATTAATAAAAGAATTTCATAGAAAACTTTCCTATAATTTAAGAGTACCTTTTGTATTTGATCAAATAATGACAGCAACTGATCCAGATCGTCTACCAACAAAACCAGATTTTGGACCACCCAAACGTCTTGAAGATGTTATTACACTACTACGCAGAGATAAAGCTGAGTTTGATCCAGCTACAGTTGCAAATCGTATATATTTCTTCGATGATGTTCAAGATCACGCAATTCGGTCTGAACTTCCAGAAGATCATTATATTCAAATTACACCACCATTTACAGCACTTACTACAGATGATACAAACTATCAACCAATATATCAAGCTCTAGGTATGACAGGTGGTTATAAAAAAAAATTAAAATTAAAACCCAAAAAAAAAGTTGGCAAGACGCGAAAATGGCGACGCTCTCCAAAATCTATAAAAGAAAAGTAAGCTATAAGTACGGGCCATAAGCAACTGCGGTATAAGCAAGTGCGGTATAAGCAACTGCGGTATAAGCAAGTGCGGTATATAAATATAATTTATACATTTCTCAGCAATAAATGAAAGATGTAGAAATTATTATAGCAAAATACAAAGAAGATACGAGTTGGGCATTAAAACTCACCCAGCCTTACATAATATATGATAAATCAAATGATCCTGTACTCTATTCTGTAAGACTTCCAAATGTAGGTAGAGAAACACATACATACTTGTATCATATTATAAAAAACTATGATAACTTAGCAGAAGTTACTGTATTTTTACAAGGAAATCCTGTAGATCATTCTGAACTTCTTGGATATTCGATTGATAATTGTATTATTGCTCTTAATGCTCTAGATAAAAATATATCTTTTAACTCTTTTTTTAAAAATACACAGGTAGATCTTAATTTTGAACACTACAGATTTATTATGTCTTCAAAAATATTTAAAGAGGACGTATCTTATTTTCCACACGACCGATCAATAAATATACTAGATCTCATGAACCAAAACATTTCTTATTTTGTAGATGGGATGAATATGGGTGATTATATTGTAAGCAATTTGTTAGTCGTTCCTGCCTTTTCAGCAGGAGCTCAATATATTGTTCCAAAGAAAAATATACTTGCAAGACCGCTTGACTTCTGGAAAAAACTATTTAGAATGTGCCAATCGCATATACTCTATCTGGAAAACAATTATAGATTTTTGGATGGATATTGTTTTGAGCGTATGTGGCCATTATTATTTAATCCTACTATTGAAATTCATCCAGATTTTTTAACTTCACCTGTTCCAACTGGCGATGGTAAAGTTGAAGTTGTAATTGTGGCTGATGGACAAGAAAAAATGCCTTACAGAAAATATTTAATTCATTCATGTCGTGAATATAAAGGAAATAGTAAGGCCTATCATTATATAAATCATATTATTAACAATTATGATAATTTAGCCGACCTAACTGTATTTACTAATGATCCTGATACAACTTCATTTATTAATGATATGAACCAAATTAAAGTAACACAAGGTCTAGCCCCTTATAGATGTACACTTTCTAAAGATACAGATCCAGTGTATTATATTCTTATGGATAAATTGAAATTATTTAATATTCAACTCCATCCTGACCTACATTATTTTGCTGGAGGACAATACTGCGTACCGAAACTAAATATAAGATCAAAGCCTCTCATATTTTGGAAAAAACTACTCGAACTATCAGAAACGAGCCCCCCAGAACTGTTCGAGCGCATGTGGATCATTCTTTTTTCACCCGAAATTCCTATTCATCCAGATTTTACGAAAAATTGAAGGAGATTGATTTGTGAATTACATCACAATGAACCTCTTTATTCTTTCAGCAAATCCAGTTGAAGCGGCTCAAGCTCACGCAGATACTCATGTTGTTAAAATGATATTGGAAGCATGCCAAATGCTTTATTCCGCACATTGGGTTGTCGCATACCCAGAGCTTTTAGAAATTAAATCAGCAGTCGGTATTAGCAGGGCACAAAAAGCATTAGAACTTCCTCTTTCTATAGCAGATGCTCCGCTTCGTAAGAATAGTAGCGAACGCGGTTATAGGCCAGTTCATCTACACCATCCCTGCACTCGATGGATACGCGAAACCATCGGAAATTACAACTTTGCCTGTCAACTCGCACTTGCTATTGGAGAAGAGTACAAATTCAGATATGGTAAAGAACATTTGTGTACAGAACACGCAAGATGGCTTCTCGCACATCCACCCTCTATTCTTAAAGGAGACTTACAGCAATTCGCAATTGCAATGAATGATGCATATAAAATTAGTGACGATCCCATTAAATGCTATCGTCACTATTATAAAACATCAAAAGATGAGAGGGATCTTCTTAATTATACACGACGTGTCAAACCATCCTTTCTAACTAATACATAGCAGACGATGGCTAAGGTCTTCGAAAAACATAAAAAATATAAAAAGACTTACGGGTCTAATGAAGTTTTTTGGGGGCTCGGTATAGAGCTAGAAACTTATTTTCAGTTCAAAAAACCCATTCAAGTCGCCGCACCTATTTTACGAACATGCCATAAAGCTGAAAGATATAGTGTTGATTATTATAAAAGTTATAACGCAGCTCATACTGATATGTTCAATAGACTTTTCCCTGATACATCTGGTTGTTTTCCACTCCCTTTTTTTATGAATGGACACAGTCTTTCAAAAGTAGATCGATTTGGAGTACATGCTACAACTTATGAGAAAATACCAAAACCAAACCCTAAATTCTCAGGAAAAACCTTGCTCGATGAAATGAAAGAATTTTCATCACTTTTTAAAGATGGCCATGAACTGTATTATGTATTCGATGGTGATACAGTTGAATTTATGACACTTAATTTCTATAAAGTAAAGCTCAATACTGTTATTAAAGAACTCACTGATTATAAAACTAAATTCTTAACTGAAATTAATCGATTTCTCTTAATTAAAGGTCTTCATAAAGAAAAAGGACCGCTTTTATATCCTCCACGCAATCCAGGATTTGCCGTTTTTTTCAGTAATCCTGGAAATGTCGTTATGTTTAATAATGGAACCTATCATATAAACATTACAGTTCCTTCTGCGCTAGGACCACTTGATCAAGATGGTACACCCACACTTGCTTATCCAGATCTTTTCAAGCATCAGCATAAACTTTGTATAAAGATGATACAATGGTTCGAGCCATTCTTAATAGCACTTTATGGAACCGCAGATCCCCTCTCAGCCATTTCACCCATATATTCAAAAGGCTCTCAACGATGTGCTCTTTCAAGATATATAGGTATTGGAACATATGATGTTGATACAATGCCTGAAGGTAAAATTATGACACTCCCTGTTAAAGATGTTATTGGAAATAACTTAGACTATTGGTGGTATACTGTGTATCATCAAACAAGCGGATATATTCCACTCGACCAAATTGGAATGGATATCAATTATAGAAAACACTATAATCATGGAATAGAACTTCGGTTTTTTGATTGGTTTCCAGAAGATAGATTACAGAAGTTAATCACCTTCTTAGTCTATGTATGTGAACTTGCTATGGATCGTGATGAGCCTGGTGCTGCTACTCTTACAAAAACATGGAATAATTTTGTAATAGGTGTGCTAAAAGAAGGTATGGGCTTTAAAATAACTGACGAAATTGCAGCATTCTATGAAAGAATTATTGGAATTCGTCTCTTAGGTTTAAAGATGAATGTGACTGAGGCTTTTGAATATATATTCAAAGAACTCAAGCGCAAATATAAAAATGGTAAAATTGTTAAATGTCTACTCTAATGGTGGCGACGGCGTGACTTCTTGCTCTTGCGTCTAGCACCACCGCGCGTGGTATTCCTCTTAAGAGAGCCCGTCTTCAGTTGTGTATAGTTCTTTAAGTCACCAAGGGTAAGAACATTTGATTCTTTCAAGTTTTCATTATTTATATTAAGAGGCTCACCAGCCTCAACTCTTAGACTATTACTTTCACGTTCATTATTCTCAATATTATTATTCTCATTATTATTATTGTTATTATTCTTATTGTTATTATTCTTATTGTTATTATTCTTATTGTTATTGTTATTCGCTCTTATATTTATACTACTCGGTCCTCCCTCGTTGGTAGGCATTGCACCAAACGCAGCATTATTCGGCTGAACCTGTAAAGAATTTGCCGAAGTGTTCAGTTTCCACTTATACATTAAGTTTTCAGGAGTAACATCGTAATCATTCTTCACATGATTCATGGCATTCATAATCTTCTTCTTCATAAGCTCTATCTCGTGCTTCTTGTCACTATTAACAACATTCTGGCTGCGCTCATCAAGAGCCAATATAAAATGGTTCATGTCACTAACAGCCTCTGTCGCATACATCCGCTGAAGATCCGCATCTTCTAGAGAAGCAATACGCCCAACAGAATTTAATAAATCCTTATACCAATCTTTAAGACCAACCATAGGAATATTATAACGACGACTCATTCTAATAATGATTTCTAAATAATTTAACTCACTCCTAATGATGTTAGTTAAAAATAAGAAAGCTCAAAAAGCCTTCTTATTTTACACCAAACATGTCTAATAACTTTAAGTTTTATAGAATTTAAGATCGCTTGTAAGTCTTTGACTTCTTTCGTGATATCTTTCTGCGGCTGCGTCTCTTTCCTCCTTCGGGTGACCCCATGATTCTAGAAAATAATGAGCGAGCCTTAGTGGGCTCTGCCGGACCTTTAGCCGCAACATCCACTGCCCGACAAGGATGACAAACAGGACCCGCTTCTACAGTCTGCATTATTGCCTGTGTTTCTTCCAAGCGCTTGGTGGCATTGAAGAGAGCCTGCTGGATCTGCTTCGAACGCCTTTCCATAAAATCTCGTGTATACTCAACGTTCGTAGTATTAACAGGAGGATCCTTCTTCATTTTGGCGTTAAAAACTGCAATTAACGCATCATCTAAATTTTTTTGTGCCTTCTCGAACTCAGCGGTCATTTCTTCTATCTCCACCTTCGCACCCTCGAGATTAGCACTGAGTATCGAGAGGTACTGGTCTTTAGTCAGCAAACTATCGCTCCAATCCTTATGCGCTTGAAGTGCCTTCTTCGCCGCGGTGGCATAAGCTACGCGTCTAGGATCCATATTTCTACTATATATAAGAAAAAATGGTTACTAATAGTGAGACTTAAAATAAAGTCACGAAGTTAAATAATTTAACTCACACCCATATACAGATGGGATGTCCATATGCTAACATTATTGGGGCACCGGGTCAAGGAGTACACGCCACACGTTTTCTTGGAATGGCGTTAGTTGACTGGCTCGTAACAATTGTTCTTGCATTACTTTTTTCATATTTCTTTAAGATAAACTTTGTATATAGTCTGCTGGGATGGTTTATACTAGGTGAAATACTTCATTATGTATATGGAGTTAAAAGCGCCGTATTATTAGCAATTAATTTAGAACCTACTTGTTAATGGACATCTTGAAAACCAACGTCTTGCTTTCTTTGAGCGTGTCTTTGCTTTTCGTACTAGGTCGGCATCAGGTCCATAATGTGTTTTTCCGCAGAGCGCAAAAGAAGATATACGCGCATATGCCCATTGTTGTTCTGTAGCACCAGGACGATGACCTGTTCTCCAAGCCGCCATTCCGCGATCGTAAGATGCCTGAAGAATGTCTTTCGGAATACCTGTTGCTTTCGCCCTGTCCGTAATTGATTTTGCATCGGGGAAAAGAGAATTCCATTCCTTGGTATAAGATGATTTACGCGTTTTGATCCCTTTATTTGTCTGAAACCCAACATACGCTTTAGAGCTCTTCCAATTCATAGCACCAAATTTCTGAAATTCCTTTTTGCGTCGTGTTTGTTGTTTTTTAGAAAGACCCCTGTAATATCTTGGAGGCCACAATCTCGGGGACATCTATTAAGACTATCTAAATTGCTTTCATGATATAGACTAGATGGACGGTACAACTATACCCGCTGGAAATATAACAACATTACTTGATCTTGCCCCACGTGATCGCCAAGATAATGACCTTTTTCCCCTAACAACACAGGCGACATGGTTTACTCGTGATCCCGACCGTCGCATTCTTCCGACCGTCCCGCACGTAGCTGATTTTCCATTCCGTGGACCTGCCAGTTTTGGTCAGAGATTTACATTTGATATAGGGTCTGTACCCTGTGGAGACGTAATCACTGGATGCGCAGTCCAGATTAAACTACAACACTGGCTGGATGCAACCACATGTCTCTTTATTCAGTCTGGAAGATACATATATGTTAACCCACAAGAAGCATGGTTTTATGCTAACTCTCTTGGATCTGCTATTATAGAAAAAGCTGAACTGGAAGTCGATGGAAAAACAATCGAACAGATTGATGGCGACTTTATTAATGTATATTCTACACTTTGTTCAGACTTAAACGCGCAGATAGGACTGTCCACTGACCATCTTGGTCGTATCTCTATTCCTAATCTCATGAACTGGTCACCCTCGCGTCTTTATCCTACAGAAGATGGTGTTATCCATTGTATTCTCCCCTTTTTCTTCATGCGCACAAAACTTCGTGAGGCTCTTCCTATGATTGCTATCAAAGAAGGTTCTATACGTATCCATATTACACTTCGCCCATTTACTGAATGTATTCGGCAGTTACAGGGCTATCGCAACTCAACTACAGAAACACCGCTTACTAAGAAAGTTACTTTTAATGATACTCATTATCCATTCGAAAAATTGGTAACTGTTCAATCATTCATCTCTGAACCGCAGTTTGAAAGTGTACGTTTACTTACATTTGGATCCCTGCTCGGAGGGAAAATTCGCGAAGCTATGATACGCCAGCCATTTGAAATTCTACACCGCGAAGTTCAGACATTCGCTTTTACAGAACCCACCAAATATACAGTTGGAAAAAACAGCAGCGCAGATACAATCCGCATTGCTCTTCCTTTAGAAGCAAATCATCCGCTTGAAGAAATTCTCTGGTTTATACGTCGTAAAGATGTAAATATGAATAATGAATGGACAAATTATGGAAATGTACTGGAAAAAGACTATGACCCTATTTTTAATGCGCCACAACCACTTCTTGTGAATGCTGTACTTCAAGTAAATGGTATAACAATCTGCGACGCGCCTGAAGATTATTATCGTGAACTTATTGCTCGCCATCATCGTGGTGGTATTACAGCCTATAACAAATTTATCTATGGATACCCATTTGCTCGTCATCCTGGTGAACATCAGCCTAGTGGAACACTCAACGCTAGTAAAGTTCAAAGTCTACGGCTTGTTCTCGAAATAAAGGGAGCTGGTGGCGTAGAATGGGAAGTTAAAGTCTTTTGTATGGGCCTTAATTGGCTCAGATTTCAGAATGGAATGGCTAACCCTCTTTTTGAAGATTAACATCGTCGCTCTAATTTAAATCTCACCGGTAGATGGAGTTTCCTCCAACCCTTGTAATTAATTTAGATGACAGAAAAGATCGATGGGAAGGTATACAAGCTAGTTTTGCAAAGTGGCCAGTTAAATTAGAACGTGTACCTGCTATAAAAGAAAATCCAGGCTGGAAAGGATGTTATAATTCTCATAAGAAATGTATACAAATAGCAAAAGAAAGAAATTACCCATGGGTTCTTTTATTAGAAGATGATTGTAGATTATATGAAAATTCATCTGAACGATTTCAAAAAATACTCTCTTCATTATGGGAAAAACGTGATACATGGGAATTTTTTAATGGAGGACCAACATTCATTGATAAGATACAAAAAATTCAGAATGATCCTCCACTTTTTAAACTAGAAGGTTACGCAACACATTTCTGTCTTTTTAATCAAAGTGTATATGATAAAATTATAAATTTTCCAGAAAAACAAATTGATGCTCTATATCGAGAAAATTTAAGCATGATCTGTACACGACCGCATATTGCTTTTCAAGATTTGGGTAAAAGTGATATTCTTGATACTGATGTTGACTATTCAGGTATGTTAACATCCTCAAATGATGCGCTTGAAAAAGAAGGATTTCAAAATAAAGAAGAAGATGAATTCAGTATAAAATTCATAATGCTCTGTATAACTATAGTACTTGCTATAAATATCTATAAATAAGGGATAATCCAATTACCACCCTTCTTCATTTTCAGAATTTTGGCAGCCCCTACCATTTGATTATAATGAAGAACAAGATATGAACTATTTATTTCTACAAATACCCCGTTCGGATACAGATCACGCGGTAGTGTATCATAAGATACATTCTCTTGTTTTAATTTTGTATTCACCCATACCTGATCTTCAGGCATAGATGCCCAAAGCGCCTTGTCATTTAATGTAAAAATTCCTTGATCATAACCGTGTTTCCATGCAATAAACCCAGTACAGCAATTCTTACAGGGTTTTTTACATTCAGTTCGATCCACTTCATCACATTGAAGAAGAAGCGGTGTTACATCTAGCCTCTTTCGAATATCAGGAAGAAAATCGCCTTTTACAATAATATCTCCATCCATATATACACATGTCTGAATTACTATATTCTTGGCAAATAATGAAAGAATATCCAATTTTACAATGTTAATTTCTTGAAATGGCTTCGTGCCAAAAATAAGCTGTTTACCAAGACTATCTTTCTGAGCTTTTGTGTATAAAATACACGGAATACCTTCTCCTAGAAAAAACCGATAACATGGCATATCTGCGCACACAATTGCCAACTTCCAAGGAACTTTTGCCACCTGTAAATGTCTGTATAAGTTTAATGTTAAAAATTTATACCCAGATGTTGTAAGTGTCCATACAAGACACCCTTCATAAAGGAATTTTGTAACATCCATACTTCGTTTTATCTATAAAATTGAAAAATACCGTAGCCTTAATATCGCACATACACGGAGCACATATGGAAGATCCGTCTTATTCTTCACTGAAGCCGCGAAGACTTGTTATGACAAAAATGGAATGCTTCTATTGCGGAAAACCTCACAAAGGAACAAAACTTACCGAAGAGCTATATGGTCTTAAACACTGTGATTATCATGAAGCTGCGGCACAGCGCGATTGTAATGCCTATCTTCACGAATATAAAGTTCTTCTTATAAAAGATGCGTATAAGCATGAAATTATTGGGCGCTTTCTAAGAGCAATCGAGAATGGTTTTCCCGTTTTACGATCAAGCGGTGAAATCCAAAGTGGATGGAAACTACATGCACTAGGATGGGAAGCTACAGCAATTCGTTATGTGAGTACAGATTGGTGTATTCATTGTCTTCTAAAAAGTCCAGATGGAGATTACACTAAAGATATTCTAAAATATGTGCCTATTCTGAATTTTAAGATAGATCCTATTTACAAGGCTATTCAACATGAAGTTCCAGAAGATTTCTTGTGGCTTGTTGATCAAACCGTCCTATGTATGATTGAAGGGATTTATCTTAAAGACTACGAAGAAGTACAGAAACTACATCAACAAGAGTATCCAGAATTGTCTTTTACTCGTGAAGTTGTATATGAAGGGCGAGTTGGGCGTATTCTTATTCCTTCAGAAGTTCCTAGATCAGAAGCACCCAGTTGTGAAATTATTACATACGAAGAAAATCCGGTCTAAGTAAAAGATACCAGCAAAGAAGAGATGGTGGCCGCACTGCTTAGAGCTCTAAATAGCGGAGTTCAAGATGATAGGCTTTTACCCCATTCATCCCAGCCACAAATCCAAATGTTTCTAAAAGCATTCATACGCGCTGGTCGATTTACAACTCAATTTACTCGTCTTGATTTTGATCTACGACCGAGATTAGGTGGAAAGTTCAGTTTAACTATCCCCCGCAAAGGACATCTTATTTCCAGGCTCTATATGGTCACTACAATGCCCGATATTGCCGCTGCGCAGTTGGCTGCAAAGGCAGCATGTGATGCCTCAGGTGTTGTCTTTGCTGGACCGACATTTGGATGGACAAATTCACTGGGTCATGCCCTTCTTTCAGAGGCTACAATTGATATTGGTGGTGCGCGATGTGATCGTCTAGATGGAAAATTGCTGGAAGTTCTTGATGAATTCTATACACCGCTAGAAAAGACAACACTTATGAATACGGTTCTGCCAAGAAAAGATAATGGATTTACAGTCGGCTCATTTGGATTGGGCGTGACACCTACTGTTGCTGTTACACCACTTCCTTTTTGGTTTTCTTCTGGAGATAGCGGCCTTTTTCTACCCATTGATGCTATTCAGACAGATAATGTAGTTCTGAATATAACATTTCATGGAATTAATAGTCTTTATGTAAGTACAGGTCAGCGTTTGGCAGCTGCAGCACCCGATATTGCGTCAGGGTTGGTTCAAAAAACCAGCCATGATTGTATTGAACAAGCAGATCATAGTGTACTAACATCTCCTATAACATCTACAGTAACAACAACATATGCGCCAAACTATACACCTGTCTCAGGAGGTAGTTATTTACCTCTTTCTGGTAGCCCTTTTTATTATGAAAATCCCAACGGAAGAGCAGTTTATGGATTAGATGGAGATCCAACAAAATATAAAAATGTGTATCCTATTCCTAAAATTACTATGCCCTCTACTTTTACACTCGGTGAAACATATATCATGGCAGAATATATATATCTAGATAAACCTGAAGCAAACCAGTTTCGTATAGCAGATATTCATCTTCCTATTCCGCAACATTACCCATTCGATCAATTAGATACTCAAGCATTGCCGCGCGTAAGGTTTCCTTTAAAAGTGCCAAATCCAACTCGTAATCTGTTTTTTTATTTACAGCGCTGGGAAACTGTAAGTTATAATACACCCTTCTTAGCTACACGAGATCTATCTGGTACTGGAGTACCCAACGCACCCTGGTGGCCAGATGCTTCAGGTCTTAATGTGTATGGTGTTGGAGATTATAGTCCTGGATTTAGTACGCGTGAATCAGAACCTCTAAATTCACTCGAACTTGTATATGAAGGAAAACTATCCCGTTATTCGACGGACTCACCTTCCATCTTTCGCTCACTCATTCCATCATTTGAAATGAGAAAAAGTCCATGGGTTAATCGCTATTTCTACACTCTTCCCTTTGGACTTCAACATGGATTTATACCCGCATCTCTTTGCTCAGGAGAGGCGAATTTAGATAAGATTGTAAGTATTGATTTGCTTATGAATTTAAAACCAAATCGTGGCTCAATTAATCCGAACGATGTTCCGCGCTATTTTGTAAATGTATGGGCGGAGACATATAATATATTACGAGTTTATGGAGGCCGTGCGGGCCTTCTCTTCGGGTATTAAAGTCAAAAGTACAGCAAACTGTTCCTTTGTTATAACAAGAGATGTGCTCACATTCTTCTTTCTAGCATAATTAAAAAGATGATCGCCAATGAAAGACCATGGACGTCCATAAATTGTCTTATTAAGCCTAAGTTCTAAATCAATCGCTTCTTCAGGCTCAAGAAAAAACCAGCTCGTCATATCAGTTATACAAAGCGTAAGATCCGCCATATTCTTACTATAAATAAAAAAGTTTAGACCTTAAATTTCTAGTTGTTTCATCATAGAATAAGAAGCATCTATACGCCCTTTTCTCAAATAACATGGATCTAATTCAGCAATTTGCTCGATCGATTCATTTGACGTTAAAATAAGTACTACATTTTCATAAAGTATCATATCATCCAAGAATGTATTATATGTGCTTTTATTGTAGACAAGTGTTTGAACATCTTTATGAAGAGTAATTGTGTTTGTATGAGCTGCACGAATTAATGTATTTGCCTCTTCAATCACAATCACAAGAGGCTTAGCATCCTCTTCTCCTATTTCAGCATCACGCGCTACACTATGAAGATTATCACCAGGAGTTGTAGGATTAAAGGTGTGACAGAATGAACCGTCTAATTCTTTTGCTAGAAGAATTCCAACTGTGCTTTTTCCAGCACCAGATACACCATGAAGAAAAATAATAGCACGCCTCTTTTTATTAAAAATAGAAATAATATCGGAAATGATATGTATTTGTTCTCCCTGAGGAATTATATTTGTTACATCCAATTTTCGCTGACTATAATATAATCCTCCTGAGTAAGAACCCATGCGATTATAAAACTTAATTGATGTCTGTTTTGGCCGAATAGGTTCAAGTGTTGTAGGATGAAATATAACCTCATCTGATTTAATCATTAAATCAAAAATAGAACGCGCTGTTATCATATGAATTTGCACA